TAGCATTGATGGCATGTGGTCTATCTTGAAGTGGGTATACCCTGATGTTGCTGGTAGAAGTTATTGGCAATGGGTTGAGCAGTATTGTGCCACGCAGATTGACTACTTTGCTGGTCGCATCATAACCGGCGAGCGCACTCCCGGCGCTATCGTGGAGAGTATCCCTTGCTACATTCGCCACCTAAAGCGTGAGGAATGCTGTGAGTTCCACCCTGAGGGGATCGATCATCAGTTGCCTAAGGTGCAGAACATTGTTCGCACCGTAAAACTCAGCGCTGAACAGCGCAAGGTTTACAACAAGATGGAAAAAGATTTTGTCGCATGGCTTGGTGACAATCCGCTGGTAGTTGACGTGCCTGTTTCACTTCGTGTGAGACTGCGCCAGATTACTTTGGGCACACCAACCGTTAGCGACACCGGCGAAGTAGATTTTGCTGACGATACTAAGTCGAGCAAGATTGACGAGTTGTATGACATTATCAACGACTCGGACAGGGATGAGAAGATGCTCATCTTGACACACAGCCAAAAGTTTGCTAGAGTGGTAACTAAGCGGTTGAGGTCGTCAGGTTATTTCGCTGAGGAATGGTCTGGTGCTATCTCGCAGGCGGAACGCAATAACATCCTTGAGGATTTTATTAGCGGTGCTTCGCCACGCTTTATTGTCGCTGTTATCTCCGCCATTGGCGAGGGCACAGATGGCTTGCAGTTGGCTTGTTCTACTGTGGTGTGGTTGTCTAAGGATGATAATGCCTTGCTGAACGAGCAGGCTGCTGGTCGCCTTGACAGGCAGGGTCAAAAGCAGTCCGTTGTCTCATACGAGATTTTGGCTGAGGACACCTACGATGAGGGGCAGATGTCTAAGTTGGTGGAGCGACAGATTGCCATGAACATAAGTCTAAGAAAAGAAGTGAATGTTGAGTAAAGAAGTGTTAGCCCTAATGACTGACGGACAACGTGAGATTTATCTTGCCGGCGTGGAGGCCGGTAAAGTTATGATGAAACGTGCCATTGAAAAGGCTGTGAAAAATGTCAGTAGTGGGGTCTATACTAAAGATGAAGTAGTATCCATTATAAAAGGAGTAAGATAAAAGTGAGCGAACAAGTTAGAGTCATTGATGGCTATTCATACGAGCTGGCGCAGGAGCACGAGCGTAGTGCGTTCGTTGAGCACCTGCAAGGCAAGATCGATGGTCATTGGGGTTGTCGTGGTGCAAGCACTTGCGCACAATGCACAGGCTACCGTCAGTTGATTGGGTTTGTAATTAGTAGGGGCAAGTAATGCCTACCTACGATTACGAGTGCCTCAACTGCGCACTACCCAGAGAAGTTGTATTGAAGATTGACGAGGAGCATCCAGAGATGTTTTGCTACAACTGCGGTTACCGCATGATGAGGCTTTATACAAGTCCTGCTATCACGTTCAAAGGTGATGGCTGGGCCGGCAAGGAGAAAAAGTGAACGTAGTTCAGTATCGTTGTAAAGATTGTGGGCATTGCAGTAAGATGTCTTTGCAGGCACGTGAGTATAACCCTGACGTATTCTGCTCTGTTGATGGCGGTAACATGCAGAAGTATGTTTTAGCTTACGTAAAGGGGCTCGATGAAGTATGAAACAGTAAACCCTAACACCGGCGAGATCGATAGTTTTGAAACTGATGTTGACATCAAGTTGCTGGAGGACTACAATGGTTGGGTTATTGAAAATAAGCTGAATCCGCCAACGTATTCTCCACAAGAGTATGCAAAATTTTTGGAGACAAAGAACAATGCAACTGCTGTGTCAAAGGCTTTGGAGTATTTGGAATTTTACAACAAAGGAACTCTACTCAGTAAAGAGATGCTTGACCATCTGGTAAGGATTTTGAAGAATGAAGAATGAGATTGCCGGCTTTGAGCCGGTGTATGACGAAAAGAGAAACATGTTTGTTGATGAAGAGGTAATGCCTCCAGCGATTGAGTTCGTTGAGGATAGGCCGGTCAAAAAGAAATCGCCACGCATCAATCCTGATGCTGTGCCGGTTCTGGCTACAGCGGTGGGCTTAGTAACGCTACTGATGCTATCATCCTTTACGGTGTCCTTTAGTGGCATCTACGAGGTGTCTGCGTGGACTGGCATTCCGGCAATCATTCAATGGTTACCGGCGCTGTTCATCGACGCTGCAATCCTTGCTTACACGATCTCTTTGGTTGTGTTCAAGGCTCGTGGTGAGAGCACGTGGAGAACCTTGATGGGTCTTACAGCGTTTGCTTTGATTAGCATTGTGGCGAATGTTACACACACACTTGCGTTCTGGCAGGGAAGTGTGCTAGACTTTAGGGCATGGATGGGCGTAGTTATTACTGCGAGCGCACCTGTGGCTGTATTGCTGGCCTCGGAAGAGATTACCAGATTGGCTTTTGCTAAGCCAGAATAAGGAGAGATATGTCTGGTTATACGAATGATGTTTTCACGCCGGTGTATTCGGGTATTGCGACTGAGGCTGTAAAGCCTCTACGCGATTTGCAGGATGCCATGGATAAGGCGCTGGAGAACAAGGAATACTGGCCTTGCCTAAACAATCCATACTTCTACATGGATTACGATGGCTATGGCTTTGAGAACGAAGAGGGTCGACCTCTATACAAACACATAACATCCGATGAAGCTGAATCGCTTTGTCATGGATGTCCACTAATAAAGCAGTGCTACGATTTCGCTGTTGCCAATGATGAGAAGTGTGGTATCTGGGGTGGCATTGATTTTTCGCTAGACCAGAATGCACTATTTCCGGAGGATGTAAACGCATGATAACTGATAACAGAATTAGAGAGATGGCGCTCGGCTTGTTCAAGCAGGAGAGCGCACGAGACAAGCAGAAGAAAGTTGGAGCATCCGACTTCTCTGACCCTTGTGAATACCACTTGGCGAAAAAACTTATGGGTCACCCACAGGAAGAGTTCAAGTATTATCTTGGCGCAAAGATTGGGACTGCTACTCATGAGTTTCTGGAGAAACGAATTGAGACTGTCGATCTTGATGAGTATCCGGAGTTTGCCAGCGCAGTAGTCGAAGAGACTATCTTGCTTGGCGAGCTGGATGGCTATGGCACTATCAAGTCTAAGCCAGACCTTGTGCTCGTTGATGGCAAGCACCTTGTCGACTGGAAGACCTCTAAGCGTGACAAGTCCAAGCAACTGCAGGATGTTGTGCATGGGCTGGCTAAGGACACCAAGGTGGCACGTGAGGCCTCCTATAGCCTAAAGAAGTATTATGCTCAAGCACAGATTTACGCTTGGGGTCTGAACAAGGCTGGCACAGAGATTGACGCTTGTTCGCTGGTGTTCATCAACCGAGATGGGACTTATGACCCTGACGTTTGGACGTGGACGTTTGCTTATGATGAGAATTTCGCATTGACGATGTGGGCTCGACTTGAGCGCATCTGGTCAGAGTTGCAGTCTGGCAAAGACGTTGAAGAGTTTGAGCGTGAGCCGGAATGTTTCAACTGTAAAGTATTTGAAGCCTAGGAGGTGAATATGAACAAGAAGATCATTTTTATTATGAGCGCATGGATTGTGTTCGCGATGCGTATCGGATTCTCCGGCATTATGTTTTGGGGTTTCACTGATACAACTACTGATGTTTTGCGTTACACGTTGCTAGGCTTATCTGCAATGTTTTTTGCAAATGCAGTCACTCAGATTTTCAAGGTGTATGACTTCCTAAAAAAGGTCGACACGCTGGATTTGACTATTGACTAGAATATGGTATACTAAGTTTCCTAAGGAGGAAATATGACAAACTTTCCAGCATTGCCATTTGAAAAGGCAATCAAAAAAGCGTCCGCTCTAAACTCACCAAAAACCATTTTGATTTACGGTGACCCAAAGCGTGGCAAGTCGTGGCTAGCAGCCTCGGCAAGCGAGATGGCTGACCTATCGCCGGTGCTCTTCATTGACACCGAGGGTGGCTCATCAGCTATCGCTCGTGACTGGCCTGATGTGAATGTCGTTGATGGCGACACGCACGAAAAGCTAGACATCATCATCAACTCGTTGCTGTCGCAGGAGCACCAATACAAGACTGTCATTATCGACACTCTTGGTGTTGCAATGGACCGAGCCGAAAAGTTCTTTGGTGACAAGCCGGAGAACCGCAACAACAAGTTTGGTAAGTGGGGTGACCTAAAGGAGTGGATTACTGACACTACCCGTAAGTTGCACTCTGCACCGTTCCTGTCGATTCTTGTAGCACATGCACAGGATGAAAAGGACGACCAAACCGGCGCTGTGAAAACTGTGCCAATGCTACCGGGTTCTGCAAAGAACACGTTGCCTGCAATCCCAGACATCATCGGTTACATGACCGCTGAAGCTGATGGCAACGGTGGCATCAACCGAGTCCTATACGTGCAATCTTCGGAGCGCTTGGTATCGGGTAACCGCTTTGGACTACCTGCTAAACTGGTAGACCCAAGCATCAAAAAAATCATTACATCAATTCCACAAGGAGGAAACTAAACCATGAGTAGTCTCAACTTCTCAGCTGACGCTTTTGAATCGTCAGGTTCTTACTCACCAGTGCCAGCAGGCACTTACAACACCACCATTTATGAGGTGAAGATTGTTCAGGTCAAGAGCGGTGAAAACGCCGGCAAAGACCAGTTCAACGTTCAGTTCCGTATTGCCGATGGGCAGTATGAGAACCGCCGACTCTTCACCTACATCCCGCTTTACGCAGGTAAGGCACAGTGGAAGACTCTGGCGTTCTTCAAGGCACTAGGCTTCGAGCCAAAGCCAAACGAGCCATTCCAGATTCCAACCCCAGCCGACCTAGGTGGCAAGCCTATCGGTGTCAAGGTTACTGTTGTGCAGGACCAGAACGGTGGAGACGACAACAACGTTGCCGGCTTTTCCAGCCTAAAGGTTTCTGATGCTGTTGCAAACCTCGCCTCGGTTCTTGGTGCAAAGCCAGTAACCGGTAGCGATCCTTTTGGCGATATTTTCTAGCTAAATGGGCCCGCCTAGTCATGCGGTGAAACTGACTCCCCCCTTGGGTTATGGGTATGTTTGTTGGTAGTGCTGATTGGAAACTACACGAAGTTCCATCAACTCGCTCTGAGGTGGTAACTGGCTATGATGGGCGACTATAGCGACCCTAATGCGTAATAATGTGGGAGTAGATACTTGACGGTGGATGCAACGGAAACCGCTCTGATGCCTGTAGCGAATGGCTAAAAAATATTCGTAGGGGGGCATATCTTCGGACTGCCCTCCGCAAGCCTCTGCTGGTGTTCTGCGTTTCGTCTCCTTACGCTGAAGATGAGTTCGATTCTCGTCCGGGGCACTCGCCTCAGTAGCTCATCTGGTAGAGCAACGCACTTGTAATGCGTAGGTGACGGGTTCGAGTCCTGTCTGAGGCTCAGGGGCCTGAAATGGTGTCGATTGCTCGCTAAAGCCACAAGTTGGAACGAGTAAGACCACAGTTCGATTCTGTGCAGGTCCACAAATAAATAACTGAATGAAAGGAGGATAAGTGAATACAAAAGATTTTTTGGAGACAATCTTAGGTAGTAGCGCTGGTTACGCAACAATCGTAACCAAAGATGCTAAGGGTGTCCCAACTGTTCAGAAGTTTTTCAGCTATCCAGATGAGTTAGATGAGATGGCTGAGTATGCCATCGCGCACAAAGAAGAAGATGTTTACTTCTCGCCAATCGTGTATTACGAGCAGAGACGCATTCGTGAGAACGCGAAGTCTGTTGCTGTAATTTACGCTGATGCTGACACTTGCAATCCTGAGAACTTTAGGGTTCAGCCATCGATCATTGTAGAAACATCAAAGGATAGGTGGCACACTTACTGGGTTCTTGATATTGCATCTGAACCTAATCGTGTCGCCATGCTTGCTAAACAGATTGCATACGCACACCGAGACCAAGGCTGTGACGTTTCCGGCTGGAACCCGACTAAACTACTTCGAGTCGCTGACACAAGCAACCTGAAGTATGACGTTTCGCAACCTGTCGTGGCAACCACCAACGGGCTTATCTACTCTATCGAGGAGATTGAAAAGGCTTACGCTGATGTTGTCGTGGACAAGGTTCTTGAGCCGAGCAACGAACCGCTACCGGAGATTACCGCAGATGTCATGTCTGTGCTTGCAAAGATTTCTAGCAACAAAGAAGTGTTGTCTCTCTACATTGACGAGCCAACACCTAACGCCGACCTATCCAAGATGCTTTGGAAAATGGAGATGGAGCTTTTCCGTCAAGGCTTGACTGCTGAAGAAGTTTTTACTGTAGCTAAACACGCTAAGTGCAACAAGTATCACTCGCCACACCGCCCTCGCAGATTCGATGCAGATGGCGATCTTTGGCGTGAGGTTCTTCGCGCTCGCGACAGCTTTATTGCTAACAGTTCAAACTCTGAACCGATGGAAGACCTTGAGTTGTCTGAAGAGACTCGCAAGGTTGA